TGAAGACGCTTTAGGTGTAGCTATTGATGAGTTTGTTAGCCGACACCAAGTAGAACTACTGCAAGAACAAGGTGTGTACCGTGATGAATACGTTGGTCCTGCTGCTCCTGATACTGACCTTGAGCCTGACCAAGACCTAACTATTTACAACGACGACAAAGTGCGTTTGACTAAGTACTATGGGTTAGTGCCGCGAGAGCTTCTAGATTCCGCTACAGGCGACGATGACTCTGAAGAGGTAGCAGAGGCAGGGTCAGATTCAAAGTACGTAGAAGCCGTTGTAGTGATCGCTAACGGGGGTATCTTGCTTAAGGCTGAAGCTAACCCTTACATGATGGAAGATCGTCCTGTAGTAGCATTTCCTTGGGACGTAGTACCCGGTCGCTTCTGGGGTCGTGGTGTCTGTGAAAAAGGTTACAACTCACAAAAAGCATTAGACACTGAGTTAAGAGCTAGAATCGACGCACTAAGCCTTACTATTCATCCAATGATGGCTATCGATGCTACTCGTCTACCACGAGGTGCTAAACCTGAGATTAGACCCGGTAAGATGGTATTGACTAACGGAGATCCTCGTGAAGTACTGCAACCGTTTAACTTTGGACAAGTCAGTCAGATTACCTTTGCACAAGCCGGAGCGCTACAACAGATGGTACAACAAGCTACCGGAGCCGTGGACTCAGCAGGAATTGCGGGTCAGGTTAATGGCGAGGCTACTGCCGCCGGTATTTCTATGTCTCTTGGGGCTATTATTAAACGCCATAAGCGTACTCTGATTAACTTCCAACAGTCATTCCTTATCCCGTTTGTTAAGAAAGCTGCTTATCGTTATATGCAGTTTGATCCTGAGAACTATCCTGTTGCTGACTACAAATTTAACGCAAGCAGTACTCTTGGTATTATTGCACGAGAATACGAAGTCACACAGCTTGTACAGTTGTTACAGACAATGGATCGACAGTCACCGCTGTACAACACACTGATTCAGTCAATCATTGACAACATGAATCTGTCTAACCGTGAAGAGTTGTTGGCAGCTATGGCTCAAGCTATGCAGCCTAACCCACAAGCACAACAAATGGCTCAAATGGCACAACAAGCACAGCTTGAGTTCCAGCAGTCTCAGACAGCAGCACTAGCAGCTCAGGCTCAAGAGTCTAACGCTAGGGCGTCTAAACTGGCTGCTGAAGCTGTGGCTGTGCCGCAAGAACTTGAGATTGACAAGATTAATGCTATTACTCGTAACCTGAAAGAAGGTGACGCTGAAGATAAAGAGTTTGAACGACGTATGCGCGTTGCTGAAACTCTCCTTAAAGAAAAGCAAATAGAAGGTAAAAACAATGCTAATGACACAAACAGAGATGCAACGGCTTCTCGACCAAATCAACAAACACTTCGAGGGAACATTCCAACGGTTAACGGATTTGGAAACCAAGGTGGAGGAACTGTCTAATGCCAAAGTCGAAAGACCCAAAGCTAGCACGAGCAGGAGTAAGCGGGTACAACAAACCAAAAAGGACTCCTAATCATCCCACTAAAAAGTTTGTAGTAGTTGCCAAGGAAGGTGACAAAACTAAGACTATCCGATTTGGTGATGCAAAAATGACCATTAAGAAGGATCAACCAGCACGACGTAAGTCTTTTAGGGCACGTCATAAGTGCGACACTAACCCACCTAGTAAACTAACAGCACGATACTGGTCGTGTAAAAAATGGTAAGGAAATAATTATGCCTTTTAAGTCCCCACCTGTAAGAAAGAAAAAACCTGCAACTCGATATACTCAAGAAGAAGTTGACGCCTTAATTAAACAAGCTTACAAAAACGCTGGAAACCCTTTACCTAGTCCGGCCCGGCGCCGTAAGATGATGGAACAAATGCAACAAGAAACTATGGATCGTAGGATGCGAAAAGCTGCTAAACGCACCAATAAAAAATAAGGAGACAATTATGCCACACTGTCCGGGTAAAAAGAAACGTAAACCAAAGGGGAAATAACTATGGCTTGTGGATGTACTAATAAAAACTGCGGTTGCGGTGGACACTCTAAGGGGAAGAAACGTGGCGGCAAGAAAAAAGGCTACTAAAAAAGCTAACGACGCTTGTGCACGTAAGGTTAAATCCAGATACAAGGTTTGGCCTTCTGCGTATGCTTCAGGTGCTGTAGCTAAATGCCGTAAGGTAGGTGCAAAGAACTGGGGTAACAAAAGTGGCCGTAAGAAAAAGTAAGAAGGGAGCCGCCCTTAAGAAGTGGTTTGCAGAAGAATGGGTTGACGTAAAGACAGGTAAACCTTGTGGACGTAAGTCTGCAAAGGGCGGTAGCAAACGTCCCTATCCTTCTTGTAGACCCAAGGCTGTTGCTGCAAAGATGACAAAAGCTGAAAAGGCTTCTTCTGCTAGACGTAAAACAGGACCAGCTAAAATTAAACACGCAGTCACAGCTTCAGGTAGGCGTAGAAAGACTACAAGAAAAGCTTGACATTTGTGTAAAAGTATGCTATACTATAACTATAGTTTAACCAAAGAGATATTATGACACCAGAGCTTGAAACTTACTACAACAACTACTTTGATCTCTTCAATAGCGAAGGTTTCAAACAACTCTTAGTAGAAATATCTAATAATGCTACTCAATTAGCTGACATTCAGTCAGTTAAAGATGCTGAAGAACTATTCTTTCGTAAAGGCCAAGTTGCTGCATTTGCTACTATAATTAACTTACAGTCTACTATAGAAGCAGCCAGAGAACAAGTTGTAGCCGAAGAAGCAGGTAGTTTGGGTGTATAAAGTATATGATTTTAGATGTGACAATGATCACGTCTTTGAAGATTTTGTAGAGTCAGGTATTACAACCAGTAGGTGCGGTTGTGGTGCCAACGCTACGAAGTTAGTGTCTGCCCCGTCTTTTCACTTAGAAGGTGCGTCCGGTGACTTTCCGGGCCAACACATGAAATGGGTGAAGGAGCACGAAAAAGCAGGTAAAAATAAACCGTCTCCATAATGATAATGATCACGGAGTTTAATAATGTCAAGAGCAATGATTGTAGATCCACAACCTGAAGAGGAGAATGTGGACGAGATCGAAACCAACGAAGTTAACGAGATTCAACAAGAAGAAGAAATAGTTGAGCAACCTCAAGAAGAACCAAGCTTACCAGAGAAGTACCAAGGTAAGTCTTTAGAAGAAGTAGTACAGATGCATCAGGAAGCTGAAAAGCTACTTGGTCGTCAGTCTTCTGAAGTAGGTGAACTTCGTAAAGTCGTGGATGACTACATTGCTAGTCAAACACAATCAGCACCTCAACCACAAAATGTTGAGCCTGAAGACGATATAGACTATTTTACGGACCCTCAAGGCGCTGTCAACCGTGCTATTGAGAACCATCCTAAGATTAGAGAAGCACAAGAGTATTCACAGCAGTACAAGCAACAAGCTGCTTTAGCTACCCTTAGTAGTAAACATCCAGATATGCAAGAGATCCTTGGTGATCCTAAGTTTGCAGAATGGATTAAAGCTTCAAAGATTAGGACTCAGTTGTTTGTACAAGCTGACCAAGAGTACAATGCTGACGCCGCTGACGAACTCTTCTCACTCTGGAAAGAACGGAAGACAGTAACTCAGCAAACTGCTCAAGTTGAAAAACAAGCACGTAAGCAACAACTTAAAGCAGCTAATACCGGCAACGCACGGGGTAGTGGTGAAGGTGGACGTAAGAAAGTATATCGCAGGGCCGACATTATTAAACTAATGAAAACAGACCCTGAGCGTTATCAAAGCTTATCTGAGGAAATATTCCAAGCTTACGCAGAGGGTCGTGTCAAATAATCTAAAGGAGATTAGACATGGCTGGCGAAACTTCCGGTGCATATTTTACAGCTAACGCTGTAGTAGACAAAACCGCTGCGGGTACTTTTATTCCAGAAATCTGGAGTGATGAAGTAATTGCAGCATATCAAAAAAACCTTAAGCTTGCTCCTCTTGTTAAAAAGATTGCAATGTCAGGCAAAAAAGGCGATGTGATTCACATTCCTAAGCCTGTTCGTGGTGCTGCTTCTGCAAAAGGTGAAGCTGCTGCTGTAACTATTCAAGCAAATCTTGAATCAGAATTGACAATTGCTGTTGATCGTCACTTTGAGTACTCACGACTCATCGAAGACATCGTAGAAGTACAAGCACTTAACAGCCTCCGTCAGTTTTACACTGAAGATGCTGGTTATCAGCTTGCACTTAAAGTAGACACTGATCTGCACTCAGCAGGTACTGGTTTTGGTGACGGTGGCGCTATTGTATTTTCTGACTCGGTAGCTCCAACTGACTACCAGCACACAGGTTGTTTCTACAACGACACAACCGACGGTGCTACTCAGTACGTTGATGATCAGGCAGACGTTGGTGGCTTCACTGATGCGTTTTTCCGTGACATGATTCAGAAGCTTGACGACAATGACGTTCCAATGGACGGACGTTGCTTGATCGTTCCTCCTTCTGCACGTAACGCTATCATGGGCGAGAACCGTTTCTCATCTACTGACTTCGTTACTGGTCAACCTGTTAACACTGGCCTTATCGGTAACTTGTACGGTGTAGACGTTTACGTTTCTAGCAACTGTGCTACTATCGAAACTGCGGCTCAAAACACTGCGGCTTCTTACGATACTCGTGCTGCACTTTTGATGCACCGTGATGCTATCGTTATGGCTGAGCAGATGGCTGTACGTTCACAGACTCAGTACAAGCAAGAGTACCTCTCGACTCTGTACACTGCTGACACTCTTTACGGTGTTCAGGTATATCGTCCTGAAGCTGGTTTTGTATTGGCACTTTCTGACGGCTAATAATACTATAGGGGTCAGCAATGGCCCCTTTACTTTTCTGACTCAAGGAGAACATCCATGTCACGTTTAGCAAGAGATTCAGGCGCACAGCCTATTCAATGTTTACGACCCGGAGCGTCACAGACTGTTAACGTCTCTGGTTCAGCAAACGCATCAACTTCTATTACTCAACGAGTAACTCGTATTGTTGCCACTACAGACGTACACATTAGCGTTTCAGGTACTGCAACTACTAGCGACTACTACATTCCTGCCAACACGGTAGAATTTATCCACACTTTTTCAGGAGACAC